ACTGTTCTTTGGACTGCCAAGTTTGTGAAGGGTGCTGCTGCCATGACTATAAGTATACACGTAGGGGCACCCCTTGCACGTGGAATAGGGGTATTTTCCCAAATTCTTTTGGGACCGTTACACAGAGCTACAACTACGTTCCGACTACACTTCGAGCCAGTGACCTTTGTGTCCAGTGTCCTTTGTGGCCGGTCCCTTGGCCGCGCCATTCTCAAACAGGAGGCGCAATGCCAAAATACACAGTGACCGGCGGTGAGGACGGGCAGTCCGGCATCGAAGTCGCAGGCAAACGATATGAGCCTGGCGCATCGCTCGACATGCCAACCAAAAAAGCTGAATGGCTCGTAGACATCGGCATCCTGGTAGCTGCCAGTGGTAAAGCACCGATCGCACCTGAAATCGAGGAGGAATAATGCCGACGTTCATTCACGGCAAAGGAACCAAAACCTATATCGACGAGTTCGATCTCAGCGATTATTTCAACGCAGCCGACAGCACCTTCTCAGTTGAGACAGCCGATACAACTGCCTTCGGAGCATCATCAAGATCTTTTCTCCCCGGCCTCCAGACCGCAACAATGGGGCTGACCGGTCTTTGGTCCCAAGATGCCACGACAGGCTCAGACGTAGTTCTCGAAGCTCTACTCGCCAACGCTGTTAGCCCACTGAGCACCGTCGCAATCGCAGCAGGAACGATCGGCAACAAAGCGATCCTCATGCAATCCGACGAACTCACGTATTCGATTTCGTCACCGGTCGCTGATGTCGTTTCGGTTTCCGCAGATTTCCAAGCAACAACGGACGGCACAAGCAACCTCACATATTCCGGGCAAAGCGGTGTTCAGCTAACAACCGGAGCTTCAATCGCCTACGGGGCGCTAGGACATTTGGCAGCAGTCGATAACGCGGCGTCAAGTGCTAACGGCGGGTTCGCTATCTTGCACGTTCCGGTCAACACGGTTGGCGGTGGCGTCACAACGATCAAAGTTCAGCACTCGGCAGACGACATCACGTACGCCGACCTGATCACGTTCACAACGGTTGCGGCTTCGACCACGACCAGTGAGTTAAAAGCGGTGTCCGGCACCGTTAATCGTTACCTGCGTGCCACGGCAAGCACCGCAGGCTCATCCGGGGCGATTACATACATGTTGTCGTTCGCTAGGTTCTGAGGAGGACCAAGATATGCCTACATTTGTACATGGTAAAAGTGTTGACTTTGAGCTTGACGATACAGCAGGCACAAGTCGCTCACTTTCAGACACACTCAACTCAGTGGACTTTCCTGAAGTAACGGAAACCGCAGATACTACGGCCTTCGGATCGTCGTCAAGAAGTTTCATTGTCGGCTTGGAGTCGGCGTCTTTCTCGATTTCGGGTCTGTGGGATGCAACCGTTGACGGTTACATCAAAGGCGGAACTGAACCAACGTCACGCTCGTTTATTTACGGGCCAGCAGGTTCAACTGGTGGCAACATCAAATACACCGGCGAAGCCATCCTGACGAACTATTCGATTTCGTCGCCAGTCGGTGATGTCGTCACCTATTCCTGTGACCTTCAAGTCACCGGTGCGGTAACCCGCGGAACGTACTAGATCCCAACAAACAAGGAGTGACCCCTGTGTCCAGACTTGCAGAACAAATAAGAGCCGCTCACGATGTGAGCAGCGAACTTCACGAGATCCCCGAATGGGAGGTCACGTTGGAGCTTCGCTCCATGTCGGCGCGTCAACGAGCCGCGTTTGCTTCCAGCGTGGATTTCACAGCAGATGGCGAAGTACAAATGGATGGCAACCGCGTCGAACTGATGTGGGGCACCGTCATTCAGTCGTGCTGCTTCGATCCCGACAACGGGGAACGAGTATTCACCGAAGAAGATATCGAATGGATGATGGAAGAAAAAAACGCCAACGTCGTTGATTCGTTAGCTAACGCTTGCCTAGCGGTGTCCGGCATGGGTGCAGACTCGGACGGTGACGCGGGAAAAGATTTCTCGGGTTCCGAGATAGCCGAGGACGAATTACCCCTGAGCGAAGATTCTATTTCCAGTTAGCAAGAGAGCTTGGTATGACCGTTAGTGAACTCCTAGATCGGATGAGTGCGAGTGAATTAACGGAATGGGCTGCCTTGTATGCGTTGGAAAATAGTGAACGTGAGCAGGCAAGCAATCGCGCTCGCGCTAAAGCGAAGATGCGCTGATGACTAACGTAGGAAATATTGGTGTCAGGATATTCCTGAACGACAAACTGACTCCGGCGCTGCGTAAGGCAGGGGCCTCGGTTAAGAAGTTCGGGAATCTCACCGATCAGCAAATGGATCGCGTCCAGAAGGCGTCCCAGAAGCTCGACAAGTTCGGCAAATCGGCGACCAAGATGGGTCGCCAAATGTCAATGAAGATGACATTGCCGATGGTGGGCGCGGGTGCGGCGGCTTTCAAACTTGCTAAGGACTTCGAGTCGTCAATGACGAAGATCGAAAGTTTGGTTGGTAAGTCCAGTGAAGAAGTCGCAGGTTTGACGGAAAGCGTTTTGAGTCTGGCTGGCACCACGGCACGCGCTCCCCAAGAACTCGCTGACGCCATGTTCTTCATTACGTCCGCTGGTATCGACGCGGCTGACGCGGCAGGGGTGTTGGAAGCGTCAGCGAAAGCCGCTGCGATTGGTCTTGGTGACACGGCAACGATCGCGGATCTAGCTACCTCCGCCATGAATGCTTACGGCAAAGAAAACTTGAGTGCCTCCAACGCAACTGACGTAATGGTGTCAGCCGTTCGTGAGGGCAAGCTCGAAGCATCCGAACTCGCTGGCTCAATGGGTCGCGTACTCCCAATCGCTTCTGCGATGGGTGTCAGTTTCAACGAGGTCGGTGCGGCGTTCGCCTCACTTTCTCGTACTGGTACGAATGCGGCTGAGGCAGCTACCCAGGTTCGCGGGATAATGACTTCGTTGCTGCGCCCAACGAAAATGGCTGAGGAAGCCCTCACCGACATGGGGTTGTCTTCGGAGGGGTTACGCACCCAAATCAAAGAACAAGGGCTGCTATCGACGCTGAAGACGTTAGCTGACGAGTTTGACGGTAACGCTGCCGCGTCCGCTTCCGTATTCGGCAACGTGCGTGCCTTGTCTGGTGTCATGGACCTTATGGGCAAAAACGTTGCCGGTACTGAGAAGATATTTGCGAGCATGAACGACACACTTGGCGCTACTGATAAAGCGTTTGCTGTGGCCTCGGATACAACTGAGTTCAAAATGAATCAGGCGATCTCCGAATTTAAGGTTGCGATGATCGCTATCGGCCAAGAAATTATTCCGGTTGTGTTGCCGATCATTCAGAAACTCGCTGCGTTTATTGGCAAGGTCGTGAAGGCGTTCTCGAATCTGTCTGGGCCAATGAAAACAGCGATTGTGGTTGTGGCGTTACTCGTCGCAGCGCTTGGCCCATTACTGATGATCGCTGGCATGGTCGCCTCGGCGGCTGGTGCGATGGGTGTCGCTGTCACTGCGATGCTTGGTCCGATCGGTTTGGCTATCGTTGCGGTCGGGGCTTTGGTATTTATCTTTGCGAAGCTAACTTCAGTTGATAAAGAAGCCCAAGCACGCCAAGAAGCGTTAAGTGCTGAGTTCAAAGCTGCCGGTGATCCGTTACAAAACCTGACCACCAAAACGGAAGCGCTAGTCAGCGAATACGAAAGCCTCAAAGGAGCGATGGAAGAAGTCACTCCAGCAGTCGAGGGGTTCATTGGCGCAAATGTTTTGCTCGCTGAGCTAATGGATAGGGATGTTGGGACCGCGTTCGAAAAGTTGGCTCTTAACGCTGAGACGGTAGAGGAAGCTGTCAAGGATGGCACCGATGAGTTCCAGCGCATGGCGAAACAGGCGGGGTATACAGGCACGACTCAGAAAGATTTGGCAAAAAAACTTCGCACCGTAACAGGCGAAGCGCGAAATGTAATGAAGGCCATCGCACTGAAGCTAGAGCAAGACAAACTGTCGGTAGCTGAAGCCAAAAAAATTCTTCAGTCGTTAGACGAAACCGCTGACGCCTACGACGACAACACAGAAGCAGTCAACAAGACTTCCAAAGCGTATTTCGAGAACAGCGAAGAAATGACGAGGGCCGCGAATATTCTCGGCGTCGATGTTGTCGAAGCAGCCAAGGCCGCAGCTAAAGAAAGCGGCAATTACGGCGAAGAACAGCACAAGTTGAATCAGGAAATAGAAGAAGCGGTCAAGGCGCTCCGAACAGTCCGAGGCGGCTTCGAAGCTGCCGATGCTGCGATGTTTGGAATGACGGGCAGTATCGAAGAAGCAACAGCCGCGGCGGCAGAGCAAGTAGAGGAAATAGAAAAGGTTGCGAAAACCTGGGAAGAATTAGTCGAGGTTGCTGACAAAAAGGCTCTGTATTTCCAACTGGAGTTAGACACCACCGGCCTGTATGAGCAACTGAACGACGCTATGAATGCGATCGTTGATTTGGGTTCGATGATGCCGGGCGGCGATTCGGCGATGCTTGATGAGCAGTTAGCAATTTCGCGGCGCATTTCAGCCGAACTTGTTGGAACTAAAGAAGCAGACGCCGCGGCGAGCGTCGCAGCCAATAAGGCCGCCAACGCAGCAGCAAAAGCCGCAGCCAAAGCCGCG